AACTGGTAATCATACCGTTCCAGCATGTTTGACTGATCGAACCCACCCCGGTCAAAGTGGGCACCTGTGTCAACAGCGGACCGTTCACGGTAATCACCCATGTTCATGAGAGACTCAAAACTCATTCGATTTAGAAGTCGGTCTTCATCATTATCCCCACGAGTGTTCATCTCTCTCGTGTCAATCACAGACCTAGTGTCATAAGCCCCTGTCTCCGCACCCAGTTGATCTCTGAGACGACTGGGGGCTTCATCATATTTCTGCTGTTCAAAGTTCATGCCCGCATCAAACTGCCCACTACTCTGTAGAAGGCGCATTATATCGGGGCCTGAAAGACGATCCAATCCAGCCAGCACACCTGGACCTATGTTCATCGCCTCCGCAACACCTGGCAGCGCATTGGGGTCAATGAGAGGACCCCGCCCGTACTCATCACGCTGTTGCTCCAGGTTCAACCCCATCTGCTGAAGACCTAGACTACCTCGACCCAACTCACCCCGTAGATCAAGGTCTCCACGTCCCATCTCTTGATCGAACCCAAACTGGTCACGAGCAAGACCGTGGTTTGCCCAGTCCAGACCTAGACTACCTCGACCCAATTCTGCACTAACAGCGTCCCTGCCCTCAGTGAGATCAAGAGTTCTACCCCCCAATTCAAACTGACGATCACCCGTCAACTGATCCAGAGCAAGCTGACGTGCAAACCTACTGGAATCAAAGTTAAGGTTCTCATCAAACTGCGCACCCTGCTGGGCTCTGTCCGCATCCGCATTCACATCCGCAATCCCCATCTGTCCTGTGCGCTGGAGAGTAGGGAAGAGAGCTAAGGCTTGCTGGTTATTCAGATGATCCAGCACAGACTCAGGAAGATTTAGTGCCTCTGCGTACCCACCCAAAGCAGCGTTTGGCTTCTGCTCAGGGATCATAGGAATGCCACCCCAACCCTGCCCGCTAAGATGGGTCTGCGGGGGAAGGAACTGATCCTGCATGTATGAACTCTGTTCCTGATCCATAGCCAAACGATCCCGGTCAATCTCTGTCCGGGCAGCATCGTTTTCGTTGGCAGTCTTACCCTGACGCCATTGCGCGAGGGTGCCCGCGCCTTGCAGCGCGGCACCAAGAAGGGTCAGGAAGAACTCCCTATCTTGTTCTTTGGCGGATGGCCCTGTACGTCTAGCCATTACCCTACCCACCCTTCCTGTCCGTAAGCACTACGGAGGATCCAGTCCATCATAAACTGAGCCTGGGAATCCCTACTGTTCTGGAAATTCTGCCAGCTGAGCATTCGGTCATTCCGGTCCTGGTTCTGCACACCCTGATTGGTATACATATTCTGAAGCTGATTCCCAATATTAAACTGCTGTCCTGCATTGGTTGCTTGCTGATTCGCTAGACCAAACTGATTCTGCCACTGCTGGTTTGCTGCACTCGCCTGGTTGGAAGCCTGCTGGTTCGCCATTCCTGCCTGCTGCTGCCACTGAGCGTTATTCGTGTTTGCTTGATGGCGAGCATTCTGATTCATGGACTGGGTTTGCATGTCTGCCTGCATCCCCTGAGAATATGCGTTAGCACCTGCATTCGAAGTACTCGCGCTTGCCTGACGGTTAATATCCCCCATCACAGCAGCCATCGCTGCGGGGTTCATTCGACGGTTGCCCATCTGCTGTGCAGCCGCCCCCGACTGGAGCATTGCGCCACGCTGGGCCACATCCTGAGCACCCTGAGCCATCTGCATCGCACGAGAAGCCGAAGGTCCACCGGACAACGCAGCCGTCATAGACGAAGCATTCATCATGGTGGGATCCATCATCTGTGCTTCAGCCATCGCAGGATCAAGGTAGGCAGAGCCCCCCTGCTGGAACATGCTTTGGTTACCGGCTGTATAAGGATTACCAAACTGCTGATGCCATTGACTTGTACTCTGAGAAGGGTTATTCATCATGGAATCAAACATGCCCAGAGAGTTACCAATGGCAGTCACATCATCCCAACGAGAAGTAAGGCCGGGCACAGAAGGATCAAATCCTGTAGCTCCACCAAACAGGTCAAGCCATCCATTTCCTTCCTGCATCCAGGGAGGAGGGTCATTACCCTGTGAAGGAGGGGTATCACTCCCCTGACCCCCACCTGGGAAATTCATGCCGCCTCCTGGAGCACCCCCACCATTCTGAAAGTGGTTGGCCCACTGGAGAAATGTAGGATCCATGTTCTGACCCTGACGCTGCCACTCCATGAGATTGCCTAGATCCCAACTTTCTGAATTCTGGTCAGGCATCTGGTTATACCAACCAGAGAAATTGTTGAACCAGTTATCAGACTGTTCACCAGGGTTATACTGCCAACCCTGTGGATCTGGAGGTGCTCCCCCTCCACCCTGACCGCCGCCTTGCTGGTTTTCCATGATGGGCATTAGAAACCTCCGTAATACTTCCAATCAGCTTCGGGGATCCTTGCGGCTTTAAGCTGATCTTCAACCGTGACGACGTGCTCTTCCATCCAGAGAGGAACCTCGTCCTTCTCAGGGGGGATATCTGGAGGAAAGATTTGTCTATACCGTCTGTCTACATAGTAGAGAAGGGTGCCTTCTTCGGTCAAGAGTAGCTCCCCCTCGATGGGCGACCGAGACTCCGCAACCTTGCGGAGCACCACCCTCTTCGTGTTGAGGAAGTCCCGCACCCGGTCCATGAACGCCAGCATTGCGGGGTCATCTGAGTCGATGCGGAAGATGTCTGGATTACGTGGCATCTAAGAACCATCCCTTGGTCCCGTGTACTTTCCAATAACCATGTAGTTAATGGAGATGCCTGCTATCTGACTGTTTACAGCAAGCAACCACTCCCCTGCTTTCTTCCCTACCCAGGGAGTTGCCAAGTTGCCTATCCCCAAGCTTCCTGTGCCCCGCATAGCAGTAACCACAACAGCTATTACTTCGTAATCCAATCCATCATAATACCCAGAGTCGTAGTCACTCCCTGAATCAATATCCAAGGCGCAGGCGTTATTCTGGTCATTCGTTACGGTCACTCCTGGCTGTGTTTGGAGCATTACATAGCGAGTAGTGCCCGCGTTTGTGTACCCACTAGAGGAGCCATCAGGAATGAAATCTTCATCAATGGAGGCAAGACCTGTGAGCACAACTAGCTTGGACGACGTGTCCCCACCCAGGATATCATTCCAGTAATCCGCCCAAAGGACATTGGTAGCGTTAACATCTATCTGCCTCTTCTCCACCGCATCCGGGTGTAGTCTACGACCTCCATAGAAACCATGATCATGACCACTATTATTCGTAGCGAATAGTAGCTTATGAGGCTGAAGATTCTTGCTCTCATTAGAAGGATCCTTAGGATTGCCGAAGTCTAGGTTGTCGTCACTGATCGTGTGCAAGGCCGTGCCTACCTGCCAAAACATGTTCCATAGCTCTGTGCGGTCAGCATTATCGCTCAGTGTGATCGCGGGGACATTAGCCATTAGACACCTGCCGGATTTGTGAGGTACCCCGGAGCCCTACCAATCGCTACGTAGAAAGCTCTCCATGTATCCGTAGGGGGTTCACCCCCTACGGTCTCATCGTAATAAGTCGCAGTAAGTTCTGTCTTATAGCGCAGAGTGAAGAACGCACTAGTTACATCTTCCAAAGTTAGAGAGATGTTTTTTTCATTCCACTGCTCAATAGCATTCCCACCTGCTTCATAGTACAGTTCATCGTTGTCATAGATCGTAGCAATGACAGTGGGTGTTGTGCCAGGATCGAAGGTTGTCGGATGCTCTGCGCCCTGCCCAAAAAGGGCAGCAACGCGGTAGCCAATAGCAGCCACCTCATCCGACAACCAGATAGGAAAAGAGGGGGTAACCCCAGCAATCATCTTGACCCCTGGTGTCTGAGCCAAGACCCACTGAACACCCCGCTCACCCGCGACGTTGAGTTGAGCGTCAGTAATGATAGAATCACCAAGTGAACCATCTCGATGATCGTGTCCTGAGTCTACATCCCAGGCTATCAGATGCTCGGGTACCCCTGCGTTATCTGCAAAGTTCACATTCCCCAGTTTCGTAGTGTTAATAAGGGTGCGCAAAGCATCGTAAGTAGCCTGCGTATTTGCCTTAACAATAGTATGACCACGAGTGATAGGGGTCGTGATTGAAATCCTTGGCATTACGCCTCCGGACGTGCCTGGACAATTAGAGTCCAGTGCAGAAACATTCCATCAGTAGACTCAATAGGAGCCTCCGATCCACGGAACTGAATAGTTGCTCTCAGATACATGGCAAAGATACCGTTCGTAGGACCGTACTGAACAACTCCCAAGTTCTGAACGGTAACGTAACCCAACAGCGCAGGATTCAGAACTTGAAGAGAACCGAATGCTCTCGCAGTTACCTGGTCAGTCCGCCAGAACTTGGGTAACCGAACAGGGTCATAAGGAATGTCGATGTAGACAGAGCGTCGTCCAGAGGTACTATCTGTGCTCTTCGGCCAAGACACCTGGATAGGAACTACCCCGTGATATGTAAAGACAGGTCGATCATTGCTGGGGAACATGTACGCCCCAAATGACCGACGCTCTGTTACCCTACGATCCACCGACCCAATACTGAGGAAAGAACTATCCACCCCATTATGCCCATGGGTATGCCCCACGTTAGGCTGCACGTCACGAATGAACTCAGGGAACTGGATCTTCTTCTCATCAATAGAGACGTTATCCCAATCTAGGTTCTGCGCAGTCATCCCCCCATTTACTGCTGTGTAGAGACGACGAAAATTCCCACCAATCAGATCAGCGTCAATAAGATCCTCTTTGTCCGTCCAGGACGCTGCTACCTCTGTCTGATAAGGAGTTCCGCTGGGCATCTCTGGCCTAACGATTACTAGCACTACTGGCCTCCATATCCAGGGGGATCGAGCACGGCACTGGATCCCTCGGGGTCCTGAGAATCATAGACAAACACGAGCTTCTGTAGGATGAGAGGACCAACAACTGCTTGGAACCGAATATAGAAAGTAAAACTTCTTCCTGCAATCTGATGAAAGTTAACCCTTGCATGATTAAGTTTCATTGCACCTGTCTTGGTGAAAGATGCCCACGCTCCTCCCCACTTTGCTGTATCCTTAGGAGTCACATACGTAGCGCCACCAGACGTTGGTGTATTCGTAGGCTCAACAGTTACAGTCTGACTAAATGTAGGAGCGTAAGTAGCCTCCTCATCATCAATTTGTGGAGCCTCACGGTGCACTACAACTGCCAACACGCACTCTTTCAATGCTTCATAGTGGATATCCACGTACTTTAGAGTTTTATCCACATCAGGAAGATCAAAGTCTAGTGCTTTGAAAACCATACGAGGAATTGTCCTCTTATGATCATCATAGTCGTAGTCAGGGCTAAGGAGCATGATGTACCGATTTGGGTGATTCACACTCTTTGATGTATAGATCAACGCTTGATCAGAACGGAAGGGAGTCGAAAGATAAAAAGATCCCTTATTCTTTACTCCCCACTCTCTAGAACGAAGATCACAGACCCACGTTCGATTGGGGAAATTACCCTCATCCGTAACAGCTAACCCTGAAATGTTCATGCACAGGTAATAGAAGTCTCCCGTCACCGCTCCTACGGCAGTGTCCGTAGGGACACTGCCTGGAGCTTCAATACGGAGGACTGCATCAATAGGCTGGGAGATGTCCTCATAGGAAGAACCATTGAAGAACTTCACCCCCTGTGTAGTGAGGAGAACTACCCCATTCTTATAAGGCTGCAATGACCGAGGAGCCGCGCATCCTAGGTAAGAACTCACCAAATCAAGTGAGTAGTCCTCCGCACTGAACCCAGAAATACGGAACGTCTTCTCTCGACAGAAGACATAGAGGGTCCCATTGATGACCCAGAGTTGAACAATATCTTCACCTTCACCGATCACACCTGTGTCGATCTCATACTGAGGGGGCCAGACATCAGGGTAGAACACCTTGGAAACAGAGATGCGGTTACGTTTGCCGTAACCGCCCACAGCAAACATCTGATCGTTCCAACTACGAAGCAACCGGAAGTTCGCTGGTTTTCCATTGTCCAAAGGAATGCCGTAGCCAAGGTCAGAGTCTCTGGCTGAATCCACGTAACTACTCACACCCCTGGGAACACGAGCGACAAACTGGAGATCCTTTCCCAAGACAGAATCTCGATAGAGATTCACGTGGGTGACAGAGGAGTCCACTCGAGTCCAATCAATGATGAAAGTCGGGGAGAACCCTGTAGGTCCCCCTGCTTCACCTTCACTTTGCTCAGGGGTTGTGCTGATGTTGCGGAACCGGAAGGAAGACGCAGGACTCTCCCCCCACTTAGACAGCGTAGTCACTGCATAGGTAAAGGACGCTCCGGGAACAGAGGAGAGTGCTGCGATAGGCTTACGGTCGATCGCAAGGAAGTCAGAGAAGAAAACGGGGACGCCTGTAAATTTCGCCGTGAGCCATCCTGTGTCATCAAGGGTGATTCGCAGTGGAGGATTGACTCCATCAGCGTAATACAAGGCGTCACCATAAGGTTCAAAGCAGCCAAAGGAGAACTCATCCCCCACAGGGATACTTCCAGTAGTTTCCTCAGTCATGAGGTACTGCCAGTACCACCCACCACTACCACGTTGAAGGTTAAAGATCCGACCTTCATTAGCAATAAGGATGTAATCCCCGCCTCGTGGTGGGGTCCAGTAGTACATTGCGTTCACATTACTCCACTGGCTAAACATAATAGATGAAGGACCACCAAGCCCTCTCAACTCCCCATAGGGAGTAGGAATGGTGTCATCTACATAACCGGAAGAGTAGCTGTACCCAGGGTTATACTCGTCGTTAAGACCTTGCCCCTGAAACCGGGTTGGGGAGATCCCTTGGTAATAACCCCGGAACTGTTTGATTTCATAACGACGAATAGGCATTAGGAGATCGTCCCCGGAAGTCTAGGCACCTGGAGGAACGGCATGTCCAACTCCCCTGGCCTGATTCCCTTCAGTGTAGTGTTCTGATCCGGAGCACGATTCATCAGAAGAGTCATAGCCTGAAGCCACAGCTCATACTCTGCTTTGTAGGCATCCGCCAACTCAGGACGAACCATGGGAGCACCCTTCGCACATGTCCCCCAAACAAGCACATGCTCAAAGTGATATGGCAACCACACGTAATCCGTACCTGCGGGAGTATCATCCATCGCATTACCCGTGTGCCAGAGCCACGCACTGTAGGCTTCCGTTACCTGAGGCCAGTACCTAACGGATCTCCGACCATCATATTCCGTCCCATCGAGAGAACTCGTAGAGACTGTCCAGTACCGGGGTTCGGTAGCTGTGGCTACCGAACCACCCGTTCCACGAGACTTATAGAGACGATCGAAATCCACTGGCTCCCGATATTCAGGCACAATGGTGTTTCCACCAGAGCGAGTCATAACGAGAAGGATAGGGCTGCCTAGATAGGCTTCCTGATCTGCGGATAGGTCCACACCATTGGAGTCATCAGCAACAGTAAGGGGTCCCATGACATCGTGGAAAACGGGGTTAATGGAGCGGGACACCATATCATTGAAAGTCAACCCAATCCAATCAAAGATACGACGATCCATGTTGCTCACACCGAGAAGATCCGCAGCCTCGTCAGCAATCTCACTTACGATTGTCCGTGCGTTAGCCATTACATCATCCTCCGGATATACTCAGCAACAATGTCCCTCATCACAGGGGCGTGTGCGATGGTTCCAAGCTCCTGACTAATCACGTCCTTGACACCATTCATGAAATCTGATCGAGCCCGCATGTACCTAGGGACGTTGCCTACGTAAAGAAAAGCCCTGCGGAGCGTGCCATTGAGCACAACCTCAGGGTACCGCCGCAAGATCCAGTTCGTGTCACTCCCCGTAGTGAGCGCTTCCGGAGCAGCCAGGTAATGGATCTCCATCGCACGGGAGCTATCTTCATTAGGGAAGACAGCCACATCAGGAGCCATCTGTGCTGTACCATTCGTGCGCCACCTGGCAACAGCATAAGCGTCAATCTGATCGTTGCTGACAGTCGCAGCGCCCCCTCGATAGAAGGCATATAAATCCCGGACACCCACCCTCGACAGTGGATTGTAGAAGGTGGTGTCCGTAGTAGGGCTCTGGATTGCAACTCGATGGATGTCCACAATGTTGTCCGCAGTGATCGCATTCCAAGCAGAGGTGATTGTGTTACTACCAGAATTGATAGGGAACTGACTCTCACGCTTGAGGTTCTTACCGAAGAAGGCTGATGATGAAATCTCCATGATTGCACGGTTGCACCACCGGGTCACCTTGTCAGTAAGCCCATCCTGCCTTGTCACAAGCTGTACCTGAGACTGGATGTTTTGAAGATCCCATGACATCAGCCTTGCTCCTTAGAAGTTGTTGACGTTATCTGCTTCTTTGTCGTGTTTAACAATGAGCTTAAACGCACTCAGATTGAAATTCTCCCGGAACCTCGTAGGGAACAGAGGTGCTGGGATAGGATCTGTAGGTTGGAACGCAAAGTCGCTGAACGCCGTAAGGGAAATCAAAGTAGGATCCACAGCTATCCGGTAGAGCACACCTACTGCATGAGGAATAGCAGAAGACTGAATAGCAAAGGAACTCAGTGACCAGTCAAGATCCGGAGGGACATCCAACGTACCGATCACGTTGCTCCCCTGATAGAGATCCAAACGTGAATTGCCACGATCATCATGCGGCTCTAACTCCACTTCATACTCAACCCAAGCATACGTCACCGTAGCCCCATCAGGGATAGACGACGTGTCAAAGTGGAGGTACCCCTGCACGCTATCTGAACCTGTGTTCTTATCAATCAACACATGCGTGCAGAAACTTGCACCGGCGTAGACTCCACTAATGTAAGAAATTGTCCCCGTGTTAGGGAGAGTAGGAATAAAGGTCGCCATGATCTCCCCCTTAGTAGTAGAAGAAGCAGACGGTGATGTAGACTGTGCCGCTGGAACCGGACCGGTTACCATAGAGATTTTCTCCCCTGCCCAGGACCAACTCAGAGCCCAGCAGATTGCGAGTAACGACAGAGCCCCCACGCACCGGACCCTTGTGTTTTGCGTCACCAGACGCGCCAATTCGGACATAAACCACTTCATCTGCACTATCCCCGTTTCCGATTTCTAGGTGTGTTACGACGACTTGGTGACTTTCGTTCCCCGTCACCAGCAGTGTGTTCCCGCTTGTCGTCAACTCCACTGTCGTTGCCGACTCCTCGGCTTGGGGCCGAGGAGTCAGCCATGCTGTTCCCCTCCCCAACTGGGCTCTCCGTTGGGAGGACTCTGTTGGCTGGCCCGTCATTTGGCACCTCTGGAGACTTCGGCATTCTTGCTACTGTCGGCGCGCCACCCTTTGGATGGGTCCAATCGCTTTTGATCTCTATCCCCGAAGGCAGAGTAATCTGACTCGATGACTTGTCGTAGTGTATGTTCACCCATTGAACCATTTCTCAACAGCTCCTCTTTGACAGCCAAGTAATCGGCTTCTGTGATTTCCTTAGGATCTTCATGGATATGCCCACACTTGGCCCCCGTGTGAACGGCAAGAGTGCAACCTGACTGAATCAGGCGAGCACAGAAAGCAGCGTCTTCCCCCCAACTCCCTGCGATATTGAACCAGGGAGCAGTCACCTGATCGAGCACACGAGAGTCAAAGAGAATGAACCCGAACCCCACAACATCAAGACCGTCTTTGTTTGTGATGACGGTGTTGGCTGGATACTCATAAATTGGGACTGTGCCCCGTGGGGTTGCTCTCCAAATGCAGGGAACGGTCACAGGCTGACTACGCACGAAATAGAGAGCACTCACAGCGGAAGGCTTCTCCATGGCGATGCACGCCTCCCACACCTTATCGAAGGTATCAGGATCAAACGTCATGTCGTCATCGAGCATCATGAAGTGCGTAGCCTTGGACAGCTTTGCATTATCGCAGATAGCTTGCCTTGCTCCCTGCCGATAGGTGCGGACATTGCGCTCTCTCCAAACATGTTTGATCTCAGGGTGCTTTCTACCGATGTGGAAGAGCATGTCCCCATAGCTATCCATGCTGAAGCGGGTATCTGGCTTGTTGTAGGTGGGACAGCCAATATAGAGGGAGTACTCACTTCGCATGGGTCACACTCCTTCGGATGCCATCTCTCTCCGCTGCGTTCTTCCAACCTTTAGAGCGCCAATTACGAGTGAAATGTAGGAACTGGATTCTGCACCACTCTGACCAGTTGGGAGAGCCACCACAGAACTTCATGCCTCCACAGCTACGGCAGACACCTAAGAGCCTCATCTCCCATTCGGTATTCAAAGTCCGACAACCCATGCACCGAACAACATTCAAACCATCTGGATCTTTGGGCTGATGAATAGTGGACATCGCACCATGCCGGGCATCGTACTTTGTGTTTTCTTTCACGTCTATCGCGGGAGTCTTCTTCATTGGTTCATCCTCACAGTGCCCGGATATGCCCCTTGCAATACCGGACAGCAGCATCAGTCATTGTCACCAAAGTAGTTCCAACGTCCCCATAACCGTTCTGGGTGTAGAACCCATCAACCGGAACGATGAAGCCACCACCATAATCGGACCAATCTCCAAACGTGACTACACCCATGTAGCCAGCATCCGTAGCTGCTCCTTCATTTGTCCCATTGCCGTAAATGCCAACAGGAAGCAGCACAATGTTCGTAAGCTCATTAGCCCCCGTGCCTGCCACTGTTACAAAATTCCCACTGGTTGTGCCCTGCACCAAGATAAAATCACACCAGCCCCACACCTGCACAGAACCAAAGTCTTCAGAAAGGATCGGGCGCTTCGCAGCAACACCAGCAAAATTGCCAGGGTGTGGGGGGTAGTTCGTGTCTGTGCCCGCTAGTGTGACCTGATACCCACGACCCGCAGGGGTAGTCCCACCTGTGTAGTGGAAGAATGCGGGGGCTCCCGTAGGAATGTCTTCTGAGTGTGAGTTATAAACGGACATGAAGACTTGTTCGGGGGAGCTTTGATTGATGCGAGTGAAAAGCATCGTCACCTCAAAGACAGCGTATGAACGCCTTGGTAGTTCCTGTGCTCGTATTCGCCAACGTACCGTAAGTAGTAGATCCAGAGGGAATCACTGCATCCACAATCTGAATAACTGGAGAATACCCCTGCCTATTTGTCGCATTAGCTATAAGAACAACAGCAAAGAGACCAGGAGATGTGGAGTAATACTGCTGGTCAATAGGTTCCAAGTAAAGATTTTGAAGGTCTGCATCAGCAATTATTTGGCTCGTGATGGAATTCCAGAGGGCAGCGAAGCCGTTAGTTTGCCCCCCAACGACGATGTGTTCGCAGTGTCCCCATATCTGTATGGGACCGAACCCTCCAGGGTAGATTTTCCCCCCAGAGACCACGCCAGCGAGACCATTCCGGACTGCACCGTCAGTCCAGTGATCCGCAGCGAACTTGACCGAGTAGCCGTTGTTCGATCCACCGTTGTTCGTTCGATAGTCATAGTACACTCCATAACCAGAAGTCATTACAGTGGAACCTGCATTCTTAGCAAGAATGAAGATTTTATCAGGGGATTGAGTGGATACCTTTTGCCAGAACATTGAGAAAACGGGAGCGGTCTTTGGGACCGCTCCCGCACCTCCTTCCGGTTAGCCAAGACAGCGAATGAAAGCCTTCGCAGTCGTGGTATCCGTGGTTGCGTCAGTCGTGGTAGTCGAAGCCACCGTAGCATTCTGCTCCACAGGGAGCAGATAGTTACGAGCGAGCTTCAGCGGGGTATGACCTGTAGTGATCGTCGAACCCTGACCCTGCACAAGCGCCATGTACCCAGGCTGAGCACCAGCGTTAGCCGTGCCGTACCCGAAAGGCACAAGGATCTTGTTCGTGATCGAGGCAGCATTGAACGCTGCCTGGAATCCACCAACAAACCCGTTGACGGATGCATTCTTCACGAGCACAGACGGATGATACCCAAACACCTGCATAGAACCGTACTCTGCAACTCCAAGCGTTTTCCCCTGAGGAATGACACCTGCAAAGTTATCGGGTCCGAGTCCATTGGCAGTTGCAACCAGACTAATTGCTTCTACCCAGTTCGCCACACCATCGTCGTTAGCAGGATCAAGATCCCACTTACAACCTTCACCAGCAACCAACTCTGATGCCCCAGAGTTATAGACAGAGAAGTAGATGTTTTCCGGAGAGTCTTTGTTGATACCTTGCCATTGCATGTTTCAGTTCCTCCCTTACGCCGTGTAATAGTCTTCGGCAGTGGCGCAAGAAATCACACCCTGACGCTGACGGTTGGAGCAAGTGAGCTGAGCCATTGCAAGGATCTGAGCAGTACGAGCATCCTGGTTGTGAGGGCGCATGAAACCCGTCGTAATGAAGTCCCGCTTACGATGGACGCACCACTCAAGATAATTCGAGTTTAGGAAGTAGAACGGCACCGGAGGAGCCGAGGCAGACACAGTAGTCGGAAGGGCATTCCGAATACCATGGTCCGGCATCACCGTCATCTTCTTATAACGAAGATTGTCGAATCCAGCGTCTCCCGTCTCCGTGCTGGTAAAGCGTTCCTGGGGAACCAGGGAAGCTTCATACAATTCGTAGATCTCGAAAGACGTAAGACCCAGGTCCGGCTTATCCGTACCTTCCGTCACGCGGTTGTACATGGCACGCATTACAGATGTGAGATCAAAATTGGAGATATCATCAATATCACCAGCCCAACCTCGCTCCAGTGCGCTGTTCGCTGCACCCAACTCAGCCCTCTGAGGTGCGTACTTGAGGAACCCAGGGTTCGAGTAATTCATCCACCAGGAGTTCTGCTGTGCTGTCACCACAGCATCCTGGAAGTCATCAATCGTACCACCCCCACCATCGGTGGTGATGGAAACCTCAATCTCACCCAGCTTGTGAGTACGAGCACCCGTAGTCATAACATCCATGAACCCTGGATACATACGCACAATGTTATCGAGGGAGTTAAACCCCTCCGTCGAAACATCCGTGCCACCCCAAGAGTCCTTACCAGAACCAAGCAGAACTTCCGTACCGTAGGTCTTTTCCTTAGAGCCAAACCTACCGTGAAGGTTCTCATTGATATCATAAGAAAGGGACTTCTCAGCCTGCATGAACTTCGCCTGAAGAAGATCAATCAACTGTTCGTCACCACTGTTCAGGGTCTCGGACTCACCGTCGATCGAAACCGACACTGAAATCTGATGCCACTTGAAGTTCGCTGCCGTGATGCCTTCCTGAGGAGTAACATCCAACAGTTCATAGCCCTTGTAATGCTTGACCGTATTGTTGTGCCCATAGATCAGAGGCACGACAAGACTTCTTCCACCCTTGCGCTTCGTCCGCTTCTTCTGCTTCAGCCAATAGTACAGAGGAATGTCCTGGAAAGCATTGTCTTCCAGAGTCTTCATGTAATTGCGAAGAGTCGTTGTGGCGACCGCATCAAAGGTGTCAGTCAAGACTAGGTTACTGACACTCAACGCCATTCTCCTTAGATTGAGTCACACTGTTATCCAAGCTTGCCAGCTTCTCTCTGTGCCGCAGCAAAAGCTTCCTCAAAAGTCATGTTCTCCTTATGAAGAGCTGTCTCTCTGGGATTACCAGGGGCCTCTACATTAGGGGCGGCTTTTGGAGCACGCTTCTTCTTCGACTCAGAAATCTTGTGCTGCCAATTTCGGAGTTTCGCAATCTCATAGGCTTCTTTCGGACGAAGGTTGGGGTTTTCCCTCCAGGCTTGCTGCATCGCCTCCTGATACTTTGTCCAGTCAGGATTTGCATCTTTGAACTTATCCGCTTCACGTCGGATGTTCTCTTGACGCAACTGGGCTTCCAAGCGATCAATGCGTGCCTGTGAGGGGTCCACTTGTCCGGCAGGGGTTCCGCTTTGGGTGCGTCCCTGCTCCTCCGCGACATTGCCCGATCCACCAGCCTGAATGAAAGTATTACGAATGGCATCCTGAACAGCAGGGATACCCATAAGCTGTTCCAACTGTGCTGCTTTATACGCAAGTTCCCCAGAGTCAGTAAGCCGCTTCTCTGCCTCTCGACGGATCGCAGCCAACTCCTGGGTCTTCCTGGTATACGCAGCCTTGTAACCTTTCGTATGCTTTTCCCATACAGGCTTTAGATTCTCAGGGATTTCACTATCATCGTAATCTAGAGAAGATTCAGGCGCTTCTCCATCAGACGAATCAGCGTCGGGTGCGTCCCCACGCGCGTCTTCCGTTACATCATCGTCAAGTCCATCAAGGTCCAGATCAAGATCCGGTTCGCCTTCATTTGGGTTGTTGACTTGCGGTCCCATGAACGTATCCTTACAGGTTTAGTTGTTTTTGTCAAACTGCTCAGGGGGTTCCGCCAGAACCAGCGACTCCCCCTAACTCGTCACTCACACCCGACATTCCTCGGCGCACCGTGCCACCACTCTCTACAGACGGGTACTCTGCCGCACCCGCATCCAGGGCATATCAGTAATATCTATTACAGTCTACCCTAAAGCAGAAGTAGCAACCATCGAACAAAATACTGCAACAAATAGTAACCTCATGGACCACCTGCTCCTGCCATTCCCGTACCTCCTCCGCTACCCCCACTAGAAGCAACAGCATACAAATAATGCACGACCAGCTCAGGCCGGTCTTCTACCGTTGCATTTTCCGAGTCCGCGAAAGTCACCGTGCTATTGTGGTACCCAACGTAATCCATGAAAGAAATTCCATAGTTAGCCCAAATCCCTGCGTGCCACCCACGAACCAAGGGAGTCACGTCGATACGGAAACGCTTAGGAACATCAAGACCTTCTCCAAGAAGACCATCAATTTGGAGGTACGTAGTTGTATAACCCCCAATAATGTCCACATCATTTAACCCAGTAGCGTACCCAGAGAACACAGAATCCGCACCTTGAGTTAATTCCTGGTACCTGCCCCAGTCGGTATCATAGTTGTTGAACCGAGTAGAAACTAGCTTTCCACCTGCTTCTCCATAGAGAAACATAGTCATAGAGGCGTCTGATGCACCCGCAGCAGACCAAGTAGAGTCTCCCACGGGAGATTTACGTGCAGCCCAAGTAGCAGTAGCTTCATCCCAGTCTCGCATAACTCTCGAACCTTGAAGGTTAATCTGAGTGTCCGCTCCCTCATCCTCCGCAGTCATCTGAAGACGTAGCTCAGCATAGTGGATAACAGCATCATCCGGAATAGCTGAGATATCAAACCGGATAAGCGTATTGTTATTCGCATACCCGGTGAGCAAACTAGACCCATTTCGATTGGTGGTGGTAGCAGCAGAGTCCAACCAGATATCTGTGCACCCATCATAAGCAGCACTTGGTTGTGCACCATTCTGGAATATGATGGTCTCAATACCTGAGTAATGATTAGGGGGGTTGCCTGTCCATTCATTAACTGCAAATGCTTGACTTGCAAGGAACATCCCCGCAAGTGCTAGTAATCTTCCCCACTTCATGCTGGATTCCTCCAAATATTACTTGAATGAACAAGAACTGCATTTACACCATCCGTACACTCGTACATCCTCACTCCTGCCATATTGCCAAAGAAATCCAGCATTGTCAAAGAAGCACAGCCAAGACCCGACTCGCTAAATCCGCTAGCATATCGGTAATCTACCCCTAATGTGGGAGTCCCAGGTAACTCAGTTAAGTCAACATTGCGATTCGTAGCATATGTGCCTGAGTTAACAATAGGCCAGCATCCAACACCTGCCTGCGAGTCCACTACAGTAATACCCGCCTTAGCTTCCGAAATACCGTTCTGAATGTACTTTGCACCCACAAAACGAATGTGCTCATCCCCCTGTGCGAGCACTGACATCCCATTGAGGACAGCTCTTCGAATCACCCCATTCCGCTGGCTTGTCATAGTGGGACGACCCACCCCTGAGACGGGATACGGGGCGTAAAGAGGACGATGAAGAGACCCAATCTTCCAAAGATGATCTGAGGTAAATGCTTCATCTATGAAAGCATGTTGCTCTGAATCCTCTGTATCGAAGCCAGAGTAGTCTGGATTAGGCATCTGCCCATCATAAGGAGGGTTGCAGTTATTGTAGTTTCCAGAAGAGTCATCCACGCAATTAAGCATCACAACAATACGCAAAGATTCGTAATCCCACGTATACCACCCCTTTCCTTTAAAAAGAGATGGATACCTACTTTTGATAAGCTCATGCGGGGGATTCACCGCATCCGCACCACTTGAATAGGATATTGGATGATAAGTATCGTGGTTACCAATCGTAGGCAGCACTATGATTGAAGGGTCCAATGATTGTACCGCAATCCAATCATCATAATCATTCTCTGCCGCATCCTCCACCCATTGACCAATACTTAGATCACCACTATTAAGCAAAGCTACAGGTACTTCCGCCCGGACAATATCCATCAGCGGATCCATATTCCCACCAAAACTTGTTATATTAACGTGAGTATCTGAAATAAGAGCTAAGCTATACCCAGTAGTTTTCCGAACAACATTAGCCACATATCACTCCGCGTAAAGGGTAACCCACGTACCATCAACATCAGACCACATACGAAGACTATCCACCTCTGCACGGGTAGACCATCCAACAACAGTAGAATCCACAGACGCAATAGTCACAAAAGACGTATCACTATGTGAAGTATAAAAGGGACGAACCCAAACAGTGCCCTTATTCACAATGATACGAGTGAACTTCGGGTGAAAAGACTTGTAGTTCCTAGGATCAAATGGGATCCAAATGTTTGCTTCATCATCATTACCCGTAAACACCTTCACTCGACGTTCACAGGTCACATTAACATTTGAAACAGAATTGAACGGGTTCCTACTATTATTAGGATACGTCCAGTCAATGATGACTGTAGAACCCGCAGCATTGCCATCTCCCGTATTATACCTGACATCACTAGCCTGGGTGGTGCTCCATAGAGGGAGACTCACTAGAAGGGTTGTCACGAAGAAGAGAACGCATAGCACGCCTACCAGCCTCTTCCACTGTGTCTGCATCTTCCAATTCTGCATCTTCAATCTCCACTTCCAGGGTTTCTTCGGCAACCATTACTACACGACCATCTACACGAAACGTAACTTCATCTCCAACACGGAGAGCACGATAATCTCCATCAAGAAACATGCGCATAGGACTCTCCTAAAAGAACCGCTGAAACGGACTAAACATGGGCTGTTGCTGTTGGGGGGGTCCCTGAGGTTGCTGCCGCCTAGCCATCATTGATTGAATAAAAGGACTATGCTGACCAGACAACTGCTGAGGCATGATCCCACTTGCCTGGCTCCTATAATCCTCAGGCTTACGCTTCATTCGGTCATAGGTGCTTGTACCAATGCCCAGTCCCAAGTTAGCCAGAGCTATCAACGTCATAGGATCCATGACTCACACCTCCCTACGATTGAGGGAACCTTGTTCTATCAGACCCTCTGCCTTGAGGATCTTCCGCTTATGAGAACGGGACTCCACTCTGCACTCTAGATTGGGGGAGTAATACCCACCCTCAGGACAGTAGACATCAAAGACCTGAGTGTTAGGGATGCGGTCACTCACTAGCACCATCTTCCCCAGCACCTTGCTCCACTTATACGTACCTGTTTTGTTCATTACTGTCTCCCTGTCTCCATACGGGGATTAGGTGCCCCCTGACCCACGGCTCCCCCATTCTGAATCTCACTGAGCATGGCCCCCATATTAGGGGTCATCGGTCCGTTCTGCATGTTCTGGCGCTGGCCCGGAGGCTGTTGGCCTCCGGGACCGCCCATTCCTGGAGGCGGACCCCCCTGCATTGGTGGAGGAGCCATGGGAAGAATAAAGTCCTCTGGTGCTTCCAAGTCAATCATCTCTGCAAGCCGAACAATGACTGCTCTCACATTCACAATGGGGAGGTTCGTCATCGGGTCTACAAGTTGACCTGTAAGGTTGAGAAACTTGAGCATCTGCTGGACCTGGACTTCCTTGGACTTATAACCAGAGGAACCCACACGAACCTTTACATCTGCCTGCATCCGAAGGATCTCATCCGCATGTTCCTGCCACACCATTGCAGTCTCAGGATCCGTCACAAAAGCTGCATAGTTCCGATCGAGATAGGCAACATTTAGCTGGTCCAACTTTGTAACAATATTCTCCACAAAAGCAGTCACAAGCCCCAAACGATCATCATCACGCCTGGAAGACTGAGCTTCCATAAACGATGCTTCTGTTGCGGTCTTCTCTCCTACAGACTGTCCCTGACGCTGCGCAGTAACTCCTGAAAGCTGATCCATTTCTCTCCGAGTATCAGAGAGGTAGGCATAGATGTCACCCGACATAGGAGCATCAGGGATCGGGAAGATACTGGGACCTTTGTTCGTAGACTGACTCTGCACAACTGTGCCGTCTGCGGGAGACGTGAGCTTCGTCATCTCTTCTGGATCAAGATTTCCCTTAGCTGTCTCGTACTTACGGTTGAACCTCTTCACATGGTTGAAACGCATGGATGTCACAAGGTTCATGGAGAGGGCGGGATTGTGCCAAGTCTTCACATCCGAAAGACCAAAGGGATGATCGGGATCAAGGTTGAAAGTCAGAATCTCAAAGGGGAATCCATTGATACAATCGTAAGGCCAATCATCCTCAATGAGATACTCTTTGTCTGAACCACCATGCATCATGGTGTGCTCATCTATAACGAGATACCGCTTGTTCTGAAGATCCCAAATCTCATAGAGCATCACGGCTGCATCGTGCTCTTTATCGGAACTATAGTTTCTTCCGCTATTGCGCACCTCATTGATAGCCTTCTCATCAGTAATGCGACGAGTACCTTTCATGCCGTCAACAACGGATCTCTTGTAACGAGAATCCTCTTTGACATCCTCCAGAGGACGCAGGACACAATGAACAACCCAACGAGCTTCCTCAAGATGAGTAGCCGCTGGGTCTACATAGAAGTGGGCTGGGGAGATCCTAATGGAGAAAGGGTTCTGCTCAGAGACCCTTTGGTTAGGCTCGTAGCTTGCGTCTTCTTCCTTCTTCTCTGCTGCCTCTTCATCTTCCAACATAGCGAGCAGCGCGTCCACATCCAACTCACCTAGGGACTTCTCACCTCCCAAAGCAAGAGAATCCATGCGGGGCTTATAGCCCAACTTCACAACACCGTAGCCTGCCACTAGCGCGTCAAAGATGACTCGACGTGCCTCATCTTGAAACTTCATCTTTTCAACTTGATACTGGAGGAGCTTCTGACGTGCCTTGGCGAATTTGTACTTCATCAAGACCATCATCTTCCCCTGCTCCCCATACATATCGTAGCCACCGCTAAAGCGGGGGGAGACCAAGATATCGGGATTACGAAAGTAGACGGAAGAAAGGATGTTGCGGATTGTGGAGAAGTGATAATTGATGTAGACAGCCAAACCCGCTTCAAGAGCTTCTGCACTCTCAAGATCCGTGCGGTAGAAATCAAGGTAGGTTCGCCACTCGGACAAGCGATCCTGCATCCTCCGCTCTGCCTCTGTGATCTCCCTGCCCCAGTCAGAGTACGTGTTCATTGAAGAACTCATTTAATATGCCCTCAACTTTGTTGACCGACTACCGCGATCCATCTCACGCTCTAGCCAGGCATAAGTACCCGGAGAAATATCCGGAGTTGTCGTCTCTGCCGCAGGGAAAATCAACTGAGGAGCGTAAGCTAGGGCGTCTAAGCAGTCTTTTGTAGTCCCCACAGGGAACCTTTCTGCTTCATCTAGAAGCACGTCCTGGTCTTCCATCAAGTGGAACCGTAGCTCTTCCATGGGTGTCTTGTCTAGATCCACACCAGGACCCACACGGAGGTAAATGCGCCTAGCTTTCCAGTAAGGCTGAAATCCCTTTATACGCATATCCTTTGTAATCTGGTTATCCGTGGCTAATTCCTGAATGGGTAGATACTGACCCCTAGTTCTACATGCATCCTTAAAGGACCAAAGCAAATACTTCTGAAAAGCAATGGACTCCACTCCCATTCGTATGGGCTTGTAGAGACTATGTATAGTGAACATCTCTTCTAGAGCAAGAGCAGTGTCGCCGGCAAACCTCTTCCTACGCACATCCCACACGTACATATTAAAGTGCGGGTCTACAGCAAGAGTATCAAAAGCAAAGAAGTCTGAATCTGCGTTATTCCCAACACTGGGGTCGAGCAGGGAGAAGAAATTAAGTTCCCTGGGAAGCTCTCTCACCTGCATCTTGGTTAGCTCAGGATGATCGGGCACTCCCGCAGCAATCCGCTCTTTCACCTTCCCAGAACCATCAGGTTGCACCTGGAAGTAGTTTACATACTTTGGGGAGAAGACCTGATCTTCATCAGGCAGGGGGTTGTTGAGGTAGTTGCAAGAGAACCTGTAGCGAGTCATGCTCTCTGCGATGTCATCCAGATAGGCATCATTGAACCGGGTAGGGAAGTAATAGACCTTAGGCTTCCCAGCCTTCTTTGTGAATGCCTCACGAATGAGCATCCGTAGCTTGGGACCCTTTCCCTCTCGTCTCCTCTTCTTCTCCGCAGCAATCAGGCGACCGTAGATATCGTCAAAATGCCAGCGGGTTCCTACGAGGAGCTTGGGTCCCTTCTCACTCTCCCCTGATTGACCCGGCTGTGGGTCAATGATGGGAAGCATAAGCTGGATGTAACCCTCAATCTTGTCGATGAATTCCTTGCTCGTTGCATTCTTCTCTACCTGGAGATCGTCAAAGATTCCTGCATCGTAATGCTGAGAGACTTTAGACACGTCGATGGAAGAAGCAGTGAGTGAGTTCTCAGCCTTGAGCTTGGTTCTGCCTGCAATAGAGAGTGCAGTGGAGTGCCACGTCTGCCCACCATTCTCATCCCAGTTGCCAAACAGTTCCCTGAAGTCAGAGCTCAGCTTTAGGTTCTGGCTAATGAGCCCAAGGAATCCTTTGGTGTTTGCAAGCTCCGCACTGGAGAGGAGGAAACGCAGGTCTGGATTCTGTAACCAGCGCCAGATGGGATAACCCACAGAAGCAATGGAGGACTTGAAAGTAGCGCGGGGAAGGAGGACTAAGCAGTCTGCACGGTGACCCCAGGTCTGGAGGAATTGACACAACTCCCAATGAGGTTGGAGTTCCATGTCCCTAAAGCCAATGACGTACTTGCAGAAGTAGTAGAGGGAGTTACGGGCAAGACGACGCTTCTTCTCAAGCAAGAGACCATGCAGCTTTACCTGACGACCCCGATTATCCAGCTCATCCATCTGCATCATGTCATACAGCTCAACATCCGGAGACTGGATGATTGCGGTGGATACCGCCTTGCCTTTCTTAATCTTCATTCACTACCTCAAAGTTCGCAGGCTCAATGGAACTCCCGGCAGTGATCAGCTCTTCCGGAGTAATCTCTCTAAGCAGACGAGTGATGTCCTTATCCAATTCTTCGTCTGTCATTCGATCGTACCTAACATTTGCGGAGGACTCAGCAGCGTGAAAGTGGATGTTGGTATCACTTCCCTTCAGGAACCCCATCGACTCCAAGTAGAGCTTGGTAGCGCTGGTGGACCCTCCCTTAGCCTGGCGAATGAGATGCTTGAAGATGATGGGCGCGGACATTCCCATCTGTTCTTTAAACTCATCGAGCACCTGCTTAGAGAACTTCTTCCCTCGACAGATCACTCGTATCTCTTTGGCGGTGAACCCCAAATCTTCACCAATCTCAATGGGATCTCTAATATCCATAGGATCGGAGAGAGCATTGCGGAGATGCTCTAGACGCTGGGGACGGGTTAGTTGGGTTGGTTCATCATGTGCCATGACTTCACAGTAACCTGGGGAATGCTGTTGTTGTCAAGCACAGTAGGAGGGGAGCCACCAAGGCTCCCCGACCTCAAGAATTACCTGGAGAAATTGTAAGAGCCTTTCTTTGTCTTTACCCTTAAGACATTACAGGCTCCTATGGCCCCATTGATCGTCCAGCCCTTGGTGGTCTGGCCGATCGGGGCCTTATGGAGCCCCTCTGTAGGAGTATTATAACTAGATACTCAAGATGGGTGTCAATAGGTAGACGGGATTTTCTTTAGAGAAGGCACCAAGTGGGCGGTAGTGGGCGTATGAAGGGCACATGCGGAATCCGGGGGGCGTATTCTGGTAGGCGAACGATCGAAGGGGGGTGGGGGGATTATGATATACCGACCTGTCCCACGCTGGGGGGGTGTGACCGCCTACCTCCACACCTCGATTCCCACAACGCTGCATAAGGGGGGATTATGCTTCTAGGGTAGTGTGCATCATTGGGGGGAATAGGGAAACGTGGGGGGTAGGACCAGACCATACACTCCCCACTACTATCCGCATCCTTGCACTCCCTCACAATCCCTCACCGAACCTATTGAGCATCCCTCCCCCTAACGTCCTTTCTATCTCATCTGACAATATTATATTGATTCCCTCGAGTTCCCATGCTTTACTGCCGACAGACAGATTGCTGTACAGACTAACCGCTAGGGCCACTCATAAGGAGGTCTCCAAGATGAAGATGCAGAAGCGGCGTGACCAAGGGTACGTGCTGGAGGCCGGAGCTATCATGGTCTGCACGATCGTGCTAATCGCGATACTGCTAGCCTTTGGCGCGCACGATTCTGGCTTGTGGGTCGCCGAAGCCCTGAACGCCCCTCAGTAGTTCCACCGATGGCCGGAAGGAGCCGCGCGGTTGCGGCTCCTCCACTTCTCACCATGGAGGTTTCCCGATGAAGAACGAAGCGACGATCTACTGGGACACGCAGGACCCGAGCGACGTGGGATGGGCATGGCGGGATCCGGACTGTTCTGGCCCGCTCGACCTCCCCGCTGATGCGTCCGACTTCGATCTCGAGGTAGCCTATCGCGCCGAGAATGGGATCGAGTACCCGGTAGCCATTGCCCGATAGATAACAGACCTAGAAGGAATCTCATTCCAATTCAGATCGGAGGGATCTAAATGATAGGTAAATTCGAAGGAACTCCTTCATTCGTGAAGTACTACTGGAACCGTTTCCTTGAAGGTCTTGGGGATGGAGATGCTTTCCCGTCTGGCGACGAGCACGCAGCGTACTATACGTTGTTTGAAGTAACGCCCAACGACGTAGAACGGTTCCCAGGGTTGCTACACGTAGGGCATTGCATTGCTATCTACGAGGAAACCCAGGGTTTCATTGGATATTATGAATTCGCCGACATCGATACCGCGTACAAACAGATACAAGGTAGGGCAATATGCTAGCACGTCCGATCCATCAACGGTTCCACGTCATTCTGACCAAGTCTGAGCCGGACGATATCGATACAATGGACATATACCGATACCGCATTGTTGACCTAGAGGAAGACAGAATGGTAGGGGGGCACGCGTACTACCGTAAATCCGACGCACAACGGGAAGCCGCTTATCTCGAATTCGACAGAGCTACACCAGAGTTCCTCAAGGTAGCAATCCGCACAAGTGCATATGAGACTGGAAAACGAGACGACAATCAACTCCACATTGTCCGTGTCCCTTGTATTAACGCGCGTACATACAATCGTCTCTTCCGTATTCTCCAAGCCCTACCTACCAATGTTATTGGGCACGGTATGCCCGGAGTAGCACTATTCACGGGAGACACGGGAGACGCTAACCCATTGGGTACTGGGCAACAGTGGGCAATCGAGCTAGTAACAGAGGAAGCCAAATAATGTACACTACGAAAACGGAACTTGAGACAGAGGGAACCCCTTACGATACCGATATCCCTCAGGATGTATGGAAACGCATGCGTACTGCTTCGGGCACCAATCCCTACGGACATATCGTTGTCGCCTACCCCGAAGGATTCGTCTTTGGGACTCTTACAGCTACCGATAGGACAGGGGAGAAGATCCTAGCGCACTATCTTGCTGATGCGGCTCGTGAGAGGGCATCCAAAGACTACTCAAGGTCCTAACTATCCATCCTAGGGGGGAGTGCTTTACAGCACTCCCCTTCCTTGTGCCCGATTCTAGGGGGATTAGAATGCCAAAGAAAAAGACAATGCGGGAAACCCGATTCTACGGATATAGGGTTCTGTTCCAGAAGCGTAACGGAGGATCCTAGGATGTTGCAAAGATATGAGGATTATCAGCCTACCACTTTCGACCGTAAAGGTGCCTTTCTCGACGATGGCAGGCAGGAATGGTTGGTCGCACCGATCGGAACGAACCGAGACGCCGATTGCCTCACTAGGTCGAACTGGGATTCTATGATTGCCACTCTCGAACATGAGACAGACGACGATGAGACAGAAACGTGGGAGGAACATAGTTTCAACCATTGGGGCCCAGGATGGTTTTCTATTGTCATCGTGAAACCTGGCAGTGTAGCGGAAAGTCTAGTAACAGAGATGGCGCGCGCATTGGAAGACTACCCCGTTTTGGACGATGAGCTATTTTCCCAGTATGAAACAGACGAAGCAGAACTAGCCTGGACAAACCTGTCTTTGCATGAACGTTTCGATTTATGTCAGGAAGCTAGTGGAGTTTCCATCTTTGCGGCTCGTCACGACTATCCTCCCTCGGACGATCAAGGGTACATACAGGAAAGGCTGATAGGGTGCTAAAACATTGGAACGAGGTTTTACCCTCAGGAACAGAGAGGATGGATCAATGAGCTTCTGCAACGTGCTCGGGTGTTCCCGTGGCGCTGTCGTTCAACCCGTACTGTTGCTTTGGGCCCCGAAGAGCTTCGGAAGCTCTGACCCGATCCGGGTCAACATCGGGATTGGCCTATGTTCGGAGCATCAGAAGACATTCACGCGGTCTTCCCCTGGAGTCGCGGATATGGAGGAGCTCGCGGTCAGACTGGCAATCCGGGCGGGGAAGGTGAAGCCCGACCTTGCGAGGACCCGGATCGACTTCCTCGCCTTTCAGTAGCTCGGAGTTCTCTAGTAGGATCTTAATTCGGAAAGGATGACGCAATGAAACTCGCGCTGGTATACCAAGCTGGTATTGCACACGTCTTTGAAGTGATCTGTTTTAATCTGTCCGATTATGGCAGAGGTGCAAAACGTCTTTGGCAAGGTTCTTTTCAGGAGTGCGAAGTCTACTGTCTCGGTGCTGCAAAGGCAGGAGCAGTTATCCGTTCCCTTGGGTGTAATATGGCAGGAGATATTTCTAGCTTCAAGTGGACCGATGAAATTGAATCTCTCCCATGGTCTGAGGAGCATCGGCCAGTCCATCGGAACTAGACACCATGGGGGGATGCTAGGTCTCTACCTAGCTCCCCCTTGCATGGTCAGACTCTACCGAGGGGACAGGGGAGGGGCGAGTTCGAGACAGGCAGACAGGCATAGAGAAAGAGACACAAAGAAGGGTTGACATGTTAGGGGAGTCAGAAGTAGACTCTCTCTTAAGAGGGGCAGCCGCCCCCTAAGGGGCGGCTGCAAGATGGGATGAGACGGGAAAGAAAGGACTGCACAATGTCTAGAAATCTTATCGACGATCTGTATTCCATGGACGAGACAGAACTAGTCGAACTGGGAATCGAAGTACCTTCCTGGATTTCCCAGGATATCGACTCTTATCAGCTTGCAGCCATTCTCCATGGTGGTTGTGCTTCGGGTGCGTATATGCCAGCTGTTACCTACTACGACGCGCGGGAAACCATGATGCAGTATGAAGACGAGATACTGGATTACGCTGACTGCTCGTCCTTCGATCAGTTCAACGCTACCTATCTGTCTGGCCTAATATGTGACATTCTTTCGTTTGCTGTGGAACTGTGGGCTTCTAACGTGGCGGATGAAGTTGTGGCAGCGTTGAAAGACAGGAATGAGGTGGAAGCATGAACCCCGGAGACAGGAAGGTAGCTAGGTGGGAATCTAAGGGAGGCTCCCACATTGTGGAACTATGGAAGTTGGACGGTTCCGGATGGTATTACCGTGCGACTAACGCCGGAGGATACCTAGGAAACGAGTTCCAGGATGACAAGGAAGTCATTGAATCCTTTCTCCCACGAGTCAATGATTTCCAGCCTGACAAGAACGTGACACCCATGAGAAGGATTTCCTTATGAACTGCCCGAACTGTGGATTTAGAGTGAGAGGCAAAGAGCACGAGAACGGCGACCACCATAGAAGAGGAGGCAAGGGACCGCAGAAGCAACGCAAGAGTTGGAACGTACACGAGAAGGGTGCAGGCAAGAGAAAGTCCTAGGACAAGACAGGCAGCCCGACCTTGTAGGTCGGGCTGCAAAACTGGAGGGTGTAAATGCTAATCCACTTGAATCACTGGGAAGTTGCAGACGTAGCAGAGAAGAACATGCAGATAGTGGATGCACGTATCTGGGGTAAAGCTTGGTATGTGACAGACAATTTCTCTGCTTTTATTCTCTTTGCCGACAACGAGCAGGATGCATTGGATGAGGCAGCCGATAGAGGCATTCTTGACACTTTGCGTGTGCCTGAAAGCGAAGACTACAGAGATGACCCAGACGTGATTAGACTGGGGAACGAGAGTGCTCCTTTCAGTTGTGATTTTCGAGTTGAAGAACTTTGCCTCCCTATGCCTCTCGCAACACTCATAGAGTATGCAGCAAACGCGGGGTACGAAACCTTGCAGGAATATTTTGACGCAACGGGAACCACCTGGAAAGGCACGACAGATGCGAGTAGCAAAGCCTAAGACAATCCGACAAACCCGCGCGCCATACGTGCGAGTTCGGATTGAGTGGATCTGGGATACCAGAGCAAAGCCGAACCGGGTTCTTGCTTCTCAATCCTTTTCATTCGAGAGGCACGAAACCTCATGGATCCAAGTTGTAAAACAGTTCCTTCGGTCACAGGGAATCCCTGTGCCGCAGTCTAGCTACGAGAAGTACAAGAAAGCATTGGAGACATTCATGCAGGAACACACCCAGACTTGGGAGCAGATGGAAATCGACTTCCCTGAGGTTTCCGAGCACGTGACAGGTAAGTTTAAGGAGGTTGAAGATGAAGACACCCCCGAAGTGGAACGACCTACCCCTAAAGGAACAAGCAAAGGTCTATGAGTTGTTAGGGGGTGTGCTGAAGTCTAGCGGGTTCAGCGGGGGCATTCTGGAGAAAGTGTGGTGGGTGTGGGTCTCACTTCATTGGGAGGACAATGGAAATCACAAGTCAGACAGATGGCAGAGCAAGGAATATCTTCAGCTTCAGAAGAGAGGATTATTGGGTAAGTTGGGAGTTGGGAAAGTTCGTGTACCTTTCTCGGAAATCGACTTCACAAAGAAGAAACCAGGACCCAAACGTAGATCACGTCGCCTGTACTACACGGGAGAGACGAGGTACAGATGAGCAAGAAGACGAGCGCGGAGATGCTCAGGCATTTGTGTATGAAGTTCGACCTTGGCCAGGCATGCGAAGACTCGATCGCTACTGTCATTATTGCCCGCGAGCGCGAGGTGCGGGCGGAAATCAAGACGGAGAAGGACTACTTTTCAGCAAAGCAAACGATGAAGTTAGCAAAGGCGCGCGCTGAAGGTGTGTTGGTGGTCGAGGTGCGGCAGGTGTTGGACTTCGTGAAGGGATTGGAGGAAGCATGAGCGAGAAGACGAGCGCGGAGATTTACGCCACGATGAAGCGGAACGTATCACAGTACGATTCAAGGTACGAACTCTATGACGAGATCGACGCCCTCCTCGCCGCCAAGGAGCGCGAGGTGCGGGCGGAGTTTGCGGGACCGATGCCCGACCCCGCCAAGGCCGACGTGTGCGCGAACTGCGGGGCGCTGCAGTGGGACTTTCATTGCGTGGCGCTTGATTTCGATCACATATATTCGCCGCGGTTCTGCCGCCATTGCGGGGTGCAGGAGAGCATCAACACAAAAACCCACCGATGGACGGTTGATTACCCTGGCAAGGGCGCGGAGGTGACGGAATGAGCAACCTGCTGGCATTCCCCTACAACGACCCTGCGGGCTACGAGCACCTGGGTGAGATCGAGTGCATCCGCTGCATCACCGGGGCGCTCTCCCAGTACGAGAGGCTCCAGGCGGAGCACCCGGGACTCGGGGTCCAGATCAGCGTTCAGCTGGCCGAGTTCCTCCGGGAGGAGGATACGCGGCCATCGCAGTGCGACAACTCCATCCGGCACCGGCTCGCGATTCTGGCACAGGAGGCTTTCGGGCTCGTGATCGACGAGCGCGACGACGAGGCCTGGTGGGGGCTGGGAGCGGCACGCCTCGACGATGTGGGGCCGCTCGACGAGTACCTGTACGAGGCCGGGCGACTCATCGGATCGCGGGCAACCAAAGATCTCCAGATCGCCGATACCGTCCAGATCGACACAGCCGCCTGGACTATGCCTGAAAAGCGGGCTCTGCTCGGGCTCACTCTCACGGGAACCGATCTCATCGACTGGATCGACGCCAGGTGCTCGGCATTCATCGAAGGTTACCGGGAGGGAGGAGCCTCAATTCAAGTCGTCCTGAACTCACTGGGCCCGAACGGCTCCACGTCGCTTCGGCTCGATCGCGTCGCCGCAGGCTACTCGGCAGAGAACTGGGGGACCCGGCACTACGGCCGATTCAAGTACCCCAGTGTCTACGAGATGATGCTTGCAGAGTGGCGCACGGTCTCCCAGTTCCTCACGAATCCGCCGGCCAACGTGTGGGGCTTTTCGATGAATCCGATCCCGCTGTCGTGGCGTGGTGGGCCGTTCGACTGGATGTGGATGGACTACATGCGGACCCACGCGGGGCTCTTCGTGGCGCTGCGGGACGGCGTGGCGCGGATGAGGAACGTGCCCATGTACTTCCACACGGGCTACGAGCGGTCGGGGAAGAAGGACACTGCCTTCTGGATTGGTGACTATCCGATCGTTGCTGGCCACCTCATCGGCCAGAGCTGGGACCGTGTCCGTGTTCCTCTGCGAGAGGAGGAGTTCGTGGTGATCTCACGAGAGACCAGCAAGAGGCGGCGGCTCACGCTCACGATCGGGGTCGACCCGGCAGACCAGCAGATGCGGATCGTCGATCGCGAGGTGACCGCATGAGTACGGAGAAGACTGGCGGAAGGAGCAGGACGATGAGAAGGAGAGAGACGCATGAGACGCAAAACGCTCCGGGACTACGCCCCCGACTTCGAGCGGATGCACTGGGAGAACCGGAACGGAGAGCTCGACCAGAAGGAGCTCCGACGGCTCGTGGACGAGATCCTCGCCGGATGGACTCCGAACGGCCTCAAGACCGTGGAGGATCTCGCGTGGAAGCGCTTTCGGCGGAAGCTCGCGGCGCAAGGGTCATCTGCTGGCTCATAGGAGATGGTGAGAGCAATGGATCTCATGGATCTTGAAGAACTCTACGAGGAAGCCATCATCGCTTACTACGAGTCTGGCACTTATTACGAACTGGACGTAGACATGGGCGATTGGTGTGATGAATGGGTGGAGGAAAGATAATGCAGCGATCAGTTTTCTACCAGATGGTAGGTGAGCTTGTTTCTTCTAATGACAGTGAAGAATGCTTCATCTGTCTTGGGTGTGGAAAGCCAAAGCTCTACAAGAACATTGTCTCAGGCAGGTACATCTGCCATGTCTGTGGGTATGCAGGACAAGCAGAAACCAATGAGGATAGACCCATCTATATTCCTTCCAGTCAGCGACACATGCCAGCTTGTGCACCAATTTATCGGGAGTTTTCTCATCCATCTCTAGCGTCCCCACCTAACATGGGGAGGTTACAGGGTAGAATCACTCATGATAATGCGAAGGAGTTAGGGTTCTGCGGGTCTGGTGTAAAGATGTTCCTCCAGAACACTCTTTGTGGATTCCATTCCTACAACCCAAACAATCCCTACCGGTACATAACAGAGGGGAAGCGGGGGGTTGTTACATACGAGAACAAGGACGGTGACAGCGTCTACCGTAAATACACTCCCTCAGGGGAGATTATAGATAATCAAGTCTTTCTCTTTGAGGGTCTCTTTGATTGGGCGACTGCTGCTACTCGCGTTCATGGCACGAGCATCTTCCTCGCTGGAAACACCTGCACTCCCGCACAAATTGATGAGTTGTTCTGCTGCACGACACCTGAAGACATCATTCACGTTTGCTTTGACTCGGACAAGCCGGGCTTTGCGGCCCGGCTTGCCCTGACTCTTAGTTCCATCCGTAACGTGAGAATGACGCTACCACCAGAGGGGTACAAAGACTGGGATGAGGCGATCCAGGTAGGATACGCATTAGGACTGGGGGACTAACCAATGGGCTGCACCCTATGCAAGCTCCACAAGACCTGCAAGTCAGTGTGCATTCCTGCTAAGAGCTTTGGGGAAAAGCCTGACATCATGGTCGTATTGGAAGCACCTGGAAAGGAAGACGATGACAACGCCACTGTTGCTAATGGAAGAGTTGCACAAACTCTTGTTCAAGTTCTCAGGGAACTCAATCTCTTGGAACGTGTCGTGCTCACAAACGCAGTCAAGTGCACATCTCCAGTTGGAAATTCACCTTCCCTTGACATCCTCAGAAGATGCCGAGTGCATCTCGACGCTGAACTCGAAAGATATAAACCCTCTTTCGTCATACTCTGTGGAGCAAGCGCGGTTAAGTCATTCACTGGAAGAGCGGGTACAAGACTATCTGAGATCCGAGGCAGAAAGAACTGGGTCTGCCCCATCTCGGGGGCCGCAGTTCTAGCCACCTATCATCCGGCTGCGGCACTTGCGGTGCCGCAGCGATGGTATGACATCGTGGATGACCTGGAGAGAGTGACCAGTCGGGAGTTCTTTGACCCTCAGGTAGTCAACGTCACGCATGGGAGAGTGACCAAGTTACCCAAGACACTTGCTTTTGACCTGGAGACAATGGGTCTCGATGCTTGGGACCCTGCGAGGAAGATCATCTGTGTTGCATGGTCGAGTAAGAAGGACAAAGCCAGAGTCACCACAGACGTAGACGGGTTTGTCGAGGAGCTAAAGAAGGACCCCACAAGAAAGCTCATCGGACACAATATTAAGTTCGAATTGCGATGGCTTCATACCAAATACGGCTATGAGCATCAAGGTCCTGTCTTCGATACAATGATCGCCCTACATCTCCTCCAGGAAGACGCACCTTCTAAGTCTCTCAAGTGGGCAGCGCATCAGTACACGGGACTTGGGAACTACGACAGTGCTGCGGCAGAGTTCCTCAAGTTCAATGGTCCCCACTGGGAAGTTGAGGGAGACTATGTTACCCGCACTCATGTCAATGGAGACCAGAAGTCCATAGCTCTCGTAGATTTCATGGAGTACTGCGGGTGGGATGCGGGGGCAACCTGGGAAATCTATGAGAAGTTCACTGCTGATTTGAAGAAGGACGGGTTGACTCAACTGATGATGGCAGAGATGCAGATCCTCCAGGCTGTGCATCGAATGGAGTGCAACGGGATGGAGGTGGACCCTAGCATTGCCAAGCGTCTTAGAGGGACGTATCTGAGGAAGAAGAGCACGCTGAAGCGAGCAGTGATGAGGAAGATTGAGGCTATCACGGCACTACCTGATGGATTCAGTCTGGACTCTCCGCTCAAGCTAGGCAGTGTGCTCTTCGGGACGCTTGGCTTGCCTGTGATTTCTAGGACTAAGATGGGCAACCCTCAAGTCAATGAGGCTGTGCTCATGGAGTTGTCTACTCACCCCACATGGGGCAAGACGATCGCTAAGATTCTAGAATACCGCAAGTGTGGGAAGATCATCTCTACCTACCTGGACAACATGTTAGAGAGAAGGGATGAAGACAATCTCATCCATGCGAACTACAAGATCCATGGAACACGCACGGGCAGGCTTTCCTGCACGGAACCCAATCTCCAGAACATCCCTCGGGATGCCAATGCTCCCATTAAGAAGGTGTTCATTGGAGGACAGGGGAGGAGCTTCATCCAGGCAGACTACTCTCAAATGGAGCTACGGGTAGGAGCCTTGCTTTCCCAGGACCGGAGGATGCTAAGCACGATCCGTGGAGGAGAGGACATCCATTCCCTTACGGCAGCCCTTCTCTTCGGCACAAACTTTACAAAAGAGCAACGAGCAGTTGCCAAGACGATTAACTTCGGTATATTCTATGGTGCAGGTCCGAAGAAAGTCAGCGCCACTGGAGGGATGACGATCAAGGAAGCAGGGGCACTTATCCGTAACTGGTTTTCTGCTTATCCTGGAGTGAAAGACTGGATTGCTGAACAGCACCAACTTCTCATGGACCAGGGTTACGTGTCCGACTTGTTTGGGAGAAAGAGACGGCTTCCCTTAGAAGTAGCTGCGGATCGACAGGAATACGCATCACTCATGAGGAAGGCAGCCAACATGCCCGTGCAGGGGACTGCTGCACAAATTACTAAGCTGGCTGTTGCTTACCTCACCGATATGAGATTCCGTGCTCCGTTCAACGTAGTGGGTAGTGTACACGACTCCATTCTCTGCACTACCTCTGTGAGATTTGAAGATCGTGCTGTTGTCACCATCCAGAAGGTAATGGAAGATGCACAAACCCTCTGCTGGCACTATGGATTCAAGGACATAGTGATTGATGTACCTACTCCAGTAGACATTGACGTAGGTGAGAGTTGGGCTAGGTAGTCTGGCCCATGTTGAAGGGGAATCCTCCCCGCGACGAAAGGAAAGTATAATGGCTGGTAAGAAGAAGACGGCGGAATCAGAAGTGGTGAAGAAGGTCCAGATTGGTGTGTCTCGGGAGGTCCGTGCCTCTCTCAAGCGCCTCTGTCTCGATCGCGAGATTGAGACGGGCGAGGCTGTTTCTCCTAGTACCATCATCGCTGAGATGCTTGGCCTTTAGATCCATACATGTGGGCAGCGCGGGGAGCACCCGCGCTGCCATATGTCTCAACCTCAAGAGGAAATTCAATCATG